TGATGTCGTCTTGCGTCACCAGGACGTTGGGCGAGGTCGGCTCGACGCTGAACGCTTCGGGGGGCCACAGCCCCAGGTGGGCATGCTGTCCGCTTTCATCGCGGAGATAGGTCACGGTTCCGATGAGCCAGTCGCGATGCGCGAGCTTGAGTTGCGGCGCCTCGATCGGCGCGAGCATGTTCGGCGCCCAGAGCTTGCCGGCGGTATCGCGCCAAGCGTCACAGGTGACGGTAAAATTGAAGCTCTGGCCCCAGCGACGGTTCTTTTCCCAGATCGCGCGCTTGCCGGCGAGCGGTGTGCCCAGCACGAACTGTTCCGAGATCACATAAAGCTTGCGGAAGCGCGGCACTTCGTCGTCACGGACGATCTCGCCGACGCCCGGCATATTCACGCCCGCGTCGGTGCCAAGCGCCATCATCGAGATCAGGTGGCCTTCGTATTCCGAATAGCGTTGATCCATCGAGAACATGACATCGGCGGTCTCGACGTTATCGCCGATCTTGAAACCCGATCCCATCGCTTCGGTGCCGACCTTGGCGAGCATGATTGAGCCATCTGGCATATCGTAAACGATCATTTCCGAATAGCGCGTTATCCGGTCGATGATCTCCCAGACGGTCTCGCCAAGATTGATATTGAACTGCGGCACCTGGATGCCGTCGCCGGCCGTGCTCTGGACATCGACGTGATACGGCGCGGCGAGCTTGCGGACGATATCGAGCGTCGTGCCGTTGACTACCTGCATCCCTTCCTTGCTTTCGCTTCCCGCCGACGTGCCGGCGACTAGCGCCGAGCAATCAACCAAGTCCTCCGACTTGCTCCGGCCCTCGACGCGGATCGTATGCTGCGACGCCGAGATCGACGACGTGTAGCGATCGACATAGCCGGTCAACACGAGATCGGTGCCGATCTTAACCGTGCAAGGCTGGCCGGGCTTGAGATCGATATCGGCGGCGTTCGGATAGCGCTCGGTCGCCTCGATCGAGAACGAAGCCGGGATCGCGGCGAGCGGTCGCGTTACCGAGACCCGCTGCCAGCCGGTGACGGTCTGATTGCCCACGGTCAACGATAGGACATCGGTCGATCCGGGTGGCGGGCCATGCGAGACGACGCCGTGCGCGATCGCGCCGCTTGCGTCGTTCATTGGTTCAGCGCCGGGAAGGTCGTCGGCATGAATAGCGGATGCGGCGGATCGGCGGACGCGACAAGGCCCGGCTCGCGCGGCGTGTCCTGGTAGAGCGTCCAGGCTTCGGCGAGCGACGGCATCGGCTGGCGGGTCTCGATCTCGACCAGCCAAGCGAGACCGGCACCGCGCACCGCGAGATCGAGCGCGACGGCCGCGCGGAGATCGCGGAGCGCCTGATAGGTCGCGTCGAGACCGGCGTCGCCGGCACGGGTCGCTTCGGCGTCTAGCGCGTCGCATACGGCGTCGCGGACCGCCATCGCGTCTTGGTAGCTGACCGGCCCATACGCCTGCGTAGCCCCCGCCAAGGCCGCGCAAGCGGCACATCGGAGATTAGACGCGATTGCGTCCGACGCGGCGCGCGCGTTGATCGCGAGCGGACCGGTCCCGGCGATCGGCGGCGGCATCCAGCCGGCGAGCGGAAGCAGCATGCGGATCGCGTCGGCCGGATCGTTGGCGGACGCCGCGACCGCGTTCGCGAGATCGACCGAGGCGGCGGCGAAAGCGTCCGACTCCGCGCTCACAGGAAGCTCGCCAGATGGTTGACCAGCGCGCCGGTATTGTTGACCAGCGTCCGCGCCGTTGTCGCCGCGCCAAGCACGCCAGAGATCGTCGCGTTGACCGATTGAAGCGTCGAGCGGCTCCCGGTCGCATAGCGGCCGAAAAAACCGGTCAGGCCGCGCACGCTATTGAATATCCGGCCGGCGTCGCCGACCAAGCCAGACGCAAGGCCGGTGTAGTAGCCGACCGTCGCGGTAACCTCGTGCGCGACATTGCCGATACTCGATAGCGTCGAGCCGAGATCGCCGGCCGACGCGATGTTGAGCTTACCAACGGCGGCGAGCACGTTCTGGCCGGTCGCGGTCGCGGTAGACGGATACTTCACGTCGCCCGCAACGATAAAGGTAAACTGCAACTCGACGACGCGACCGCGCTCGCGGCGATCGGCGCAGCCGAATTCGAGCAATACGCACTGGATCGAGCCGAGCGTCGGATGGACTAGCGTTCCGGCGCCGGCTTGCTCGCAGGCTTGCAGCATAGCGTCGCGCTGTTGATATACGTCGTCGCCGACAAGGAATGCCTGGATAGTGAACCGGCGCGGCAGCTTGCCGAGGTCCTCTGCCCAGGCGTCGTCGCGGTAGGGATATTCGTGGATCGCAACGCGCCTTCCGGCGGCGGTATCGCCGGCATCGAGGACGAAGCCGACGCCGCGCCACGAGCCGGGTTGAAGCTGCTGGAACCACGAACCGCTCGACCATGCCGCGCCCGACGTATCGAACACTTGCGAGCCGCCGAAGCTCTGGCCGATCCGCGCAACATCGTTGACCAGCGAGCCGGTCGCACCGACGACGCGATTAACGCCGGAGATCGCGCCGGCAATCGGACCGAGGAAGCCGCTCATATGTCCGCCATGTTCTGATGCTCGACGCGGACCGGCGCGACATTGACCGCGCCCGATCCGCTCGCGGTTACCGCGCTATTCGGCGGCGGGTTCTTGTGGGTGATATTGACATCGACCGCGCCGTTCGGCGCCTGTGGTGTCGGAACGGTTACCGGTGGCGCGGCGGCGACCGGCGCCGGGGGCGCGCCGCGTCCTAGATTGATACCGCCGAGCACCTGTTCGCCGGTCGCGGTATGCGAGCCGCGTCGGCCCTCCTGTTTGAACAGCGCTTGCATCAAGCGCTGGACCATCGCCGGATCGGCGGTTTTGACATCGAACGGAGCATTGGGATCGAGGCCGGCGAGACCGGCGACTTTCTCGGCGTAGCCCGGTGTGGTGGACCAAGCCGACAGCGCCCCGGCAATCGTTTTGCCGTGCTGCTCTTGCTTTTTGAGCATCAGCCTATAAGCGTCGGCGACCCCTTCCTGCATCGTATTGTAAACCGCCATCGTATGCTGCTGGCCTTCCGTTTGGTCCATGTAGCTGAACCGACCGGCCGCTTTCTCCCAAGACGCATAGTTCATATTTCCGGGGTTGTTCGCTCGCGTTCCGTAATCGCCCCACGAGGTGTCGCCTGGAAGCTGGCCGAGCAACTCAGGTGCCTTTCCTGGCACGCCCGGCGGGAGACCGAGCGGCGCGGCAGGCTCTCTGCCGCCGGGTCCGATATTCGGCGACGGTCCGCCGGCCGGTGGTGCGGGCACGCGGAACGAAGCCTGCTGGAAGCCGCCACCGCCGCCGCCCATACCGCCACCACCACCACCGCCACCACCACCACCGCCCATGCCGGTGATGTGGTCCCAAGCGTCCTCGAAGCCCTTGGCGACGGCGCGCGCCATACTGTCCCAGAATTCGCTCGGTCCGATCGCCGCGACGCCGCCGCCGGCACCAACGCCGCCGAGCGGACCGCCGCCATAGGATGCGCGCGTGACGCCGCCGGGAAGATAGCCGCCGGTCGCGGATTGCCTTTGGATCGCTCCTGGTGGCCGCGCCCAGGCGCCTCCTGGTGCGGCGTTGTCGCTCGGCTGCGGTGCCCAGGCGCCCCCGGGGGTGCCGGTTTGCGGTAGATACTGCTGCGGCGCCGGTATAGCCGGCTGCGTCGGATAGCTTGGAGTCTCGCCGGGCTTCGGAAGGTCGTTCGGATCGTGTTTGCCAGTCCACCAGTCGGACATGGTTTTCGATACGCGATCAAAGCTTTTGCCCACGCTGTCGGCGAGTTCGGCGCCGGCCTGCTTGATCTCCGACCAGTGGCGAACGATCTCGACCGACAACCAGATGACAAGGCCCAAGGCGCCCAATAGGCCGAGACCGGCCGCGCCGCCGACGCCGACGACGCCGAACGCTTCGGTAACAGCGCCGATCGATGACACGATACCGCCGGCCCATTTGAGCGCGAACAATCCGGCGATGACCTCGACGCCGGTTTTGATCGTGTCGAGGTTGTTAACGACCCAGATCAGTGAATCGGCAACGGATTTAATTGCGGCGGTAAACGCCTTCCCCGTCTCGGGGTCTTGCAGCCACGCGGCGAAGCGCCTGGACAGGTCATCAACGGCGGCAAGTATCGCCGGCGTGTTCCGTTCCACGAACTCGGCGAAGCGCTGGAGCAGCGGACCAAGGTCGCGCGCGACCATTGCCGATATCTGCTGGCCGAGCGTATCGAACGCGGCGCCGAGCCGACCTTGCGCTTCGGTAAATCGCTGGAGACTGCCCTTTTGCTCATCAGTGAGGTTCTTGTAACGGCTCGCATCATTGAACCAATCGCCGAAACTCTTGCTCGACTGGCGGAACGTCTCGACCAGCTTGTCGCCCGACGATCCTAGGAGCGCGTTCGCGGCGGCGGCGCGATCGGCGGGATCAGGCATCGCGGCAATCTTTTCGAGCAATTCCGGCATCAGATCGGCGGCGGATCGGATTTGTCCATTCGCGTCGCGCAGATTGACCTTGAGCTTAGTTGCCCATTGCCCGGTGACGGCGGCGTTCGCGCCTCCCCTGTTAAAGTCGGCGAGATTGTCGTGCAGCCCCTTCAGGCTGTCGCGCATGGTCGCGGCGTTGCCCCCGGCGAGCCGCGTCGCATTCTCGAATTGCTGAAGCTTTTCCGTCGTCGTGCCGATGTTGTCGGCGGCGGCGACAAGCTCGTGCGACCAGTCGGCATAGGTTGACACGAGCTTGACCATGCCCGCGATCGACGCGGCGCCGACGATCGTGCCCATCACGGGAACGATCGCGGTCAACGTGCGCAGGACGGTCCCCGCCGCCTTGCCGATCCACTCGAACCCGGTCGCGACCTTGCGTAGCCCCGAGACATCGACGAAGCGCGTAACCGAGCGTTGCATGCGCTCCATCGGCGCGCGCATTTGCGCGACGCGACGGTTGATCGCGTCGATCTGCTTGGTCGCATTATCAACGACCGTATAGGTTACGGAATAACCGGCCATTATCCCCTGGCCTGCTCGGTCGCTTCGCGCTCGCGGTCAGCGATCCGGTGCGACTGTTCGGCCCACCAGATCAATTGCGTTCCGGTCAGGCCCCAGGCGTCGTGCGGTCCCCAGCCCCAAAAGCGCGTCAGGTCGGCGATCAGGTCGCGCCATCCTTGCGGGAACGATCGAGCAAGTCGGCCAAAAAATCGAAAGCCTCGTTTAGTTGCGAGAATTTCAATTCGAGCACGACCTCGCGCGGCACCTGTGCGACCGAGGCGACAAGCGCGATCTGATAGCGGCGCATCGTATAGGCTGTCGGGCTGGTGGTATTTAGTTCGATCTCGGCGCGTTCCAATTGCTTCGCGGTCGGCTCCTCCAGGTGGAGCGACGTGAAGCGTTTTTTCTGAAAGGTCACGTCGATGTCCATATCGAGCGTGCGCGGCTCCGGCTCCGGCGAGCCGAGCTCACCGAAGTCATCGGTCGTTAGCGCGTCCATCCGCTTATGACTCCGATACGTCGATGCCGTCGAACCGGACCTGGAACGTCCCCTCTGCGGTTCGCACTTCAAGTGCGGCGGTGTTCCACATATTGGCGCCACCGACGACCTTACCGTTCGCGAGCGTCACCATGACCTCGACGCAGCGCATGTCGTTGAAGTCGCCGACGCTGATCTCGCCGCTATCGCGTAGCGTCGCCTCGATAAAGCCCTGGATCGGCACTTCCGAGAAACCGTGGACGCTATCGAGACCGACCAAGGTCTCGCGCTTCCATTTTGCCGGCGACCACGTAACGTCGGACACCACCATGTAGGCGTTGCCATCGATGGTAAGGCCGGTGATGCCGGCCAGTCTCTCACACGCTGCCATTGAACCGTCCCCTTTATGACTTTCTGAACTGCAACAGGATCGCGATCTGCCGAAGCTGATTGACCAGATCGACCGGCGCGAGGATTTTGACCAAGCCGTTACCGGCATTCTCGACGATCACGTTCTGCGCGAACGTCCGACTGTTCTGGACATAGCCGGCGGCTTCCATCGCGCGATACTCGTTGATAACCGACGCGCGGATCATCGGCGCGTTGACGCAGTTCGATCCGGCGAGGATTTGCGTCGTATCGCTCACCAGCTTTTTCCGCGCGTAGCGCGTCAGGAGATAGTTGGAGAGATCGCGCGCAACGAACATCAGACCATACATGGTCTCGACATCGAGATAGCTGTTGTCGGTCGCGCCGGCCGCGTTCTTTTGGTAGGTCGTGCACATCCGCTCGACGATTACGGTTCCATCGTCTCCGGTCCGGAAGGTGCTCATGCCGTCATACAGCAGCGTGTTGCGCTCGCCGAGCGTCCAGCGCGATACGATCGGCGGGGCCTTTAGCGTCGTGTTGATATACTGGAGCGGCAAGCCGGGATCGACGCGCAAGCTCGCGGCCGACGCCGCGCCCATCTCGGTCGCCCATATCCAAGGCGGATCAGGCGAGTCGTTGAACGCGGCAATCGACATATGTTGATCGTTGCGGGAAGTGCCGAACGTCGTGCACTCGCCGAGCGTGCCACGGAAGGCGGCGAACGCGCCGCCATAGATCATCTGTTCCCACGACCAGCGTCCGACATCATCGGCTAGAAAGCCCTTGAGCGCGTCGAGATTCGACGTGTCGGTATAGGGCGTGATGATGAAGTCAAACGGTTGATCCGAGAGATTGGCGAGCGCGCCCGCGATCCCCGGATTGCCGGTGCCACCGGCCATCGGCGTAATCGTGAGCGTCACGCCGGGCACGTTATATTCGCCGCCGGCCGAACCGAGATAATTCGTCCGCAGGTCGATTCCGTTGAACACGTCGCCCTTGCCGATCGAGGTCACGGTAACGGCAGAGGCGGCGGCGGTTGCGGTGACCTCGATATTCTCGGTCGCGTTGATCGCAGCGGCGAGATTTGTCGCGATGACCGTCGCGGCGTCGCCGCTCGATACCAGTGAGCGGACACGGAAGCCGCCGACATAGACGTTTAGCGTTCCCGATTGCGTCGCGGGACCGGCAACCGCGATCGAGCCGCTTGCCGCGACCGACGCGCCTTCGTCCTCGATCGGGAGGATGTAAAGCGGTCCGAACGGATCGCGATCGAGATATCGGCTTCCCATGTTGAACAGCATGGAGCCGGCGCCGCAGAGCGTGAGCAGTTGCGCCTTGCTTTCGATCAACACCGGCTCGTTGCTAACGGCGGTGCCGGTAATGGTGATCTGGCCGATCAGCAACGTATTCTGGAGCACCGTCGCGGTGTTCGCTTGGCTCGGGTCCATCTCGACATAGACGCCGGGAACCCGGTTGCTGGTCGGATAGTAGGTGAAGTTAATGGCCATCGGTTAGCCCTCCCCTTTGTGCGCGGCCGGTTCGTGCCGGCGGTGCGTCGTCCGTTGCGGGTCCATTGCTCCCTCAACGATTACATCGCGGTCGCGGACGCGCCGGAGCCAGAACGGATCGCTATCGTTGACCTCGCGACCATCGGCCGGAAGCAACGCCATCGAGTGTGGATCGCGCACGGATCGACCGGGCGCAGGCTTTACGAACATTGTCAGTCCTCCGTTGAGCTTGGTTGCGGCCACGGCCCGTCGGTTGCGGGCGGATAGGGCGGATCGCCGGTCGGCACGACGACGACGGCGGCGGGATCGGAACCGGGCACACCGACCGCGCCGGGCGCATGGAAGATATCGACCTCGACGTGCTGGAGCGGAACCGATAGCGGCTGAACGCCGTCCGCGTCGGTTAGCTGCCAGTCGATGTTGAATTCCCACTGGTAGAACAACCGCGCGCGATCGAGATCGAGATACCGCGCGCCGGCAAATGACGTGCCACGGACCATGCGACACTCGCCGACTTCAAGATTGAGCACCGAGGCGAATATCTGCGCCTCGATCGTCTCGAAGCTCATCGTCGGGTCCTGACCGCGCCGGTCGCGTTGCGCGTCAAGCTCGACCGCGATTCCGACTTGCTTGTGAACGATCTGGATCAAGCCGTTCCAGACTTGGTTCGGCTCGGCTTCCTGGCCGAGCGGCAACACATACGCCGCCGGCAATGCCATCGACGTGTTGTAAGTTTTCAGCCCCGCATAGAATTCCGCCGCACCACCGACGCGACCGCCGAATATCGGTGCGTTGGCGCGAAGCTGCGAGATGAAGGCGCCCATGATGGTGACGCCGCCGTTGCCGCTCACTTCGGCTTGGTCTCTTTCCAGGTCAACGCATGCTCCAGCGCCATGCGCACGCGGCGATCAAGCTCGGGCGCCTGCTCCGCCATGACGCGATCGAGGAACGGGCGCGGCTCGAGGACGCGCTTGGTATAGACGCCCTTGGCGCGCATATGCCGGCCGGTCCGCCGGTTGACCGGCCGAACCGCGCGCGCGCCGGGATTGCCGCCGCCTTTCGCGCCGGCCTCGAGGAACAGCGCATAGAATTGCCGCGCACGGACCGCAAAGCCTTCGCTCGACTTGAAAACGAACGTCTTGAGACTGCCCCGGAGATCGCCAGAGAGTCGCGCCGGCGGCTGGCCCGGCGCCGACGCACGATGCGCGCCATATTGCCGGCCGGAGCCGTTGCTTTGCGCGATCAGCCGGCCCGCCTTGTTTTTAATATCGTTGCCGGCCGCGCGCATGAGCTTGCCGAGCTCACGCTTGTCGAGCGCGACTTGCCCCCAATGGGTGACGGTTAGCTTGAGGTCGCTCATCGCGTCGCGATCACCACCAAGATGCGCAGGAACGCGGCGCCGAAGAACGCGACCGAGAGCATTATCCAGGCCCACCAAGGCGGGGGAGGTAAGCTCACCAGATACGACCTTGACCGAACAGCAGCAGCAGCACGATTAGGATTACGATCAGCCCGAGCCCACCGAAGCCGCCGCCGCCGTAATATCCGCCGCGATAGCCGTAGTATCCACCGCCTAGGCCACCGAACAGCAGCACCAATACGACAACGAGGATCAAGAGGTTCATACCGTCAGTCCTCCGTCATAGCGGATTGATCCCCGGCGGGGCTGCGGCCGCGCCGTCATAGGGTTCGGTCAACAAGGCGTTGCGCGTTCCGTCGCGGTCGTCTGGCGTCGTGCGGCTATGCTCAAGCTCGCATTCCATCCGAATGAAGCGAAGCCGACCGCCGATCTCGGTCGAGCGGCGGACGCGGAATAGCTCGGTCCGCAAGCCGGTCCCGTCTGGCCGGATCCTCGACCGCGCGACGACATCGATCGTCGCCGGATAGTCCTGCCAGCGGATATCGATCATGTGGGTAACCGGTCCGTCGATCTGCGTTGACTGGTAAAGCGTCGATGGCCGGCTCGGTTGAATGTTCGCCCAGACGGTCGCGAGCGGGACCAAGGTTTCGGCGAGCGCGAGATCGTCGGCCGGCGACTGGTCGCGGCGATAGAGCGTAACCCGCCAGCGCAAGGCGCCTAGCGAAGCCGGTAGCGCGCCGGAGGGATCAGGCGGCATGGTTGAGCCGTCCGCCGGGCCGGCGCCGCGTAGCCCCTGCCGGAGCGGCGCTACGGTGGGTGTCTCGGCTCATCCGGCGAACGTCCAGAGCCGATACGGATCGAGCAACCGATAGAACGCCGCCGGCATCTCGGCCGGCACGTCGCCCCGGTTCTCATAGTAGTGCGCGGTTCCGACCAGGATCGCTTGGCGGATCGGCATCGGAATCGCGGCAGGATCGGCGGCGTCATAACCGGCGGTGTAGTTGATGCTCATCGATTGCTGGGGGATGCGTGGCAGGAGTTGCGGCTTGACCGCGACATAACCCGGCTCGACCAGCAGGTTCGTGTCGTAATCGTCCGGGTCCGCCGCCTGCATGTCATCGATCGGCCCCCAGGTGATCCCCTCGACCGAGATCGCGGGCGCGCGCGGAAGCTCGATCGGCCGCTTGACCAAGGGCGGCCAGTTGAGCGGAAAGACGATCAGCGATTGCGGCACGAGCGGCGTTGCGGTCGGCGGCGGTGCCCAGGTGACGTTGAATTGCAACTGCTGCGTGAACAGCGCGCGGTTGAGATAGGCTTCGGCTTCGGACCGCGCGCCGGTCACATACATCGCAACGAGGTCGTCATCGTAATCGGCATCGATCCGGCAATGCCGCTTTG